CATTGCAGACGACACGGTTGACGCATATATGTTTTGGCGGCTGGCGTTGTGCGCCGAGGAATACGCCACCATCGAACAATCGCTGGCACATTTGCTTATTAAGGTGACCGAATGAAAACCATAGGCCTGTACCTGTTTTCGTTTGCCATTTTTGCCGCCCTCGCGTGGCTTGCTGTGAGGACTTTCTGATGGACGACTGGCAACAGCAACGCGAGTGCGAGGAACGCCGGTACTACACCGAGCCGGTCATCCTCACTTGGACGCAAGCCGATATCGACCGCCACAACGAACTGCGGCGCGAACTTAAACAAATGATTGAGGAGAGCAAATGTCAGACCTTCTAAAAATCAATGTCAACGACCATGTTGAAAAGAAAGGCAACCTGTCTTACCTGTCATGGGCATGGGCGTGGGCCGAGGTGTTGAAACTCGACCCCGGCGCGTGGTGGAACGCGCACGAATGGGCCGACCGCCCTGCGATGTTCCTGCCGGACGGCACCGCTATGGTCAAGGTGTCGGTCGAGGTGAAGGGTGACACCAAGACTTGCGTCCTGCCGGTGATGGACAACCGGAACCGGGCAATCGTCAACCCTGATGCGTTTGCCGTGAACACCGCCATCATGCGGTGCTTGGCAAAGGCGATTGCGATGCACGGCCTCGGCCTTTACATCTACGCGGGTGAGGACTTGCCCGAGTCGGAAAAGGCCGAACCCAACCCCGAGGTGCTGGCGCAGATTGCGTCGGCGGCTGACGCTGCTGCGCTCGTCGCCCTCTTCAAGTCGCTTGACCCCGCCATCCGCGCAACGCACATGGATGCGTTCAGCGCACGCAAAAGGGAGTTGGGCAACGGGGGTACGACATGAGCAAACATCAATGGGAACGGTGTTGCGGAAGTTGCATTTTTTATGTTGAGAAAAAAGACGACGAAGGATTTTGCGGGTTTGCTTGGCCGCCATATATAAAAGCAAAGCGACAACCCGTAAGCGCATACGACCGTTGTGATTTGTACCAAGAATTGCCGGATGGCGAAGACCCATTAACAGTTTCAGAAATTGAACGGGTATTAAAAATATGATGGAACAGCGTACCGACGACTGGTTTGCGGCACGGCTTGGCAAGGTCACAGCCAGCCGTGTTGCGGATGTCATTGCCAAGAACAAGACCGGCTATGGCGCAGGTCGCGCTAACTATATGGCTGACCTTGTGGTCGAGCGCCTGACGGGTCAGAAGGCATCTTCGTTCAGCAATGCAGCGATGGAGTGGGGGACAGAGCAGGAGCCGAACGCCAAAGCAGCCTACGCCGCAAAGACCGGGATACTGGTTGAGGATGTCGGCTTTATAGACCATCCGACTGTTGCGATGTCTGGTGCCTCCCCCGACGGGTTTGCCGAGGATGGTTTGATAGAGGTCAAATGCCCTAACACCGCTACTCACCTTGAGTATGTGTTGGCAGAACTTCCCCCCCTTAAATACTTCACGCAGATGCAATGGCAGATGGCTTGCACGGGCAGACCGTGGTGCAGTTTCGTGTCCTACGACCCGCGTTTGCCCGAGCGGCTGCAACTGTTAGTCGTGCGCGTCCCGCGTGATGACGACTACATCAAGATACTTGAGCAGGAGGTAACTACTTTCCTGCAAGAGTTGGACGACAAACTCAACAAACTAGAAAAGGTGACCCTGTGAATAAGCAGTACGACAACAATATGCGCGGCGTGCTCTTCAAGAACGAAAAGCGCGGCAACGAAAAAGCCCCCGATTATCGCGGCTCTGCCGTTCTTAACAATATCGACCTTAACATCAGCGCGTGGATTAAGCGCAGCAGTAAGACCGGCGATGCTTTTATGTCGCTCAAGTTTGAGCCGAAGCAGGCTGCGCGTCCTAAAACGATGGCAGAACAGAACCCAGAGAAGTTCAACGACGATGAGGATTTGCCGTTTTGAAAATTTTTATCGGATACGATAGCCGCGAGGACATCGCCTACGAGGTGGCCCGTGCGTCCATTCTGGAACACATGGAGGCAGAGGTTGTCGCGCTTCGACTGGATGACCTCCGTGAAATGGGGATGTACTGGCGCGAACCAGACCCGTTCTCATCCACGGAGTTTAGTTTTAGCCGGTTTCTTGTGCCTGCGCTCTGTAATTTCAGAGGCAATGCCTTGTTCATGGACTGTGACTTTCTGGTACGGCACAGTCTAAAGCCGTTGTTCGACTTCAACAATCCTGATGTTGCCGTGTGGTGCGTGCAGCACGACTACAAACCCACATCCCTGACAAAGATGGACGGGCAGGTACAGCGCCAATACCCGCGCAAAAACTGGTCGTCGTTTATGTGGTTCAATTGCAGCCATCCGTCAATGGGTGGGCTGACACCAGAAATCGTGAACAGCGAAACCGGGATGTATCTGCACAGATTTATGTGGGTAAACGACCGGCACATTGGTGCGTTGCCGCCGACCTTCAACTACTTGGAGGGCTGGCACACACGGGCGCAGGTTCCTGACCCGACCTGCGTGCATTTCACCGAGGGTGGCCCGTGGTTCGATGAGTACCAGAATGTCGAATACGCCCACGAATGGAAGCAATGGGCTGGACGGGTGAGGGCATCCGAGCGATGAAACGCATCTTTCCGCGAGGCACTAGACCGGACGCTATGGCATCTGTCGTAACGCGGATGGTGTCTAACCTTGACCCGCTCAAAACATGGGCGGTCGAGGTTACGGAGTGGAAGAAGCCGCGCACCAACCAACAAAACAAGGTCCTGTGGGGTGTTTGTTATCCCTGCATTTTAGAGGGCGGTGGTGAGGCTTTGCGCGGATGGACACGCGATGACCTGCACGATTACTTTCTGGGCGAGTGCTTTGGGTGGGAGACATTGGAAGGGTTTGGCAGGAAGCGCCTGCGACCGCTCAAGCGTTCCTCTGCGCTCGACAAACAAGAGTTCAGCGATTACTTGCTGTTTCTTGAAACCAAGTGCCTTGATATGGGCATCGTGATACCGGAGCCGTCGTATGAAACTGCGTAAGGAAGCAAAAGGGCGAGGCTGCATGGTGCGTATCCCAGAAGTGTGCAACCACAACAGCGAGACAACCGTGCTGGCGCACTACCGGCTTGCCGGGGTATCTGGGATTGGCATGAAATCGCCCGACATCCTTGGCGCATGGGCCTGTAGCGCGTGCCACGATGCTATCGACCGTCGAGCGCATACCGACCTTGACCGCGACTATGTGCGCCTGCTGCATCTTGAAGGCATGGCGCGAACCCTCGCACAACTCAACCGAGAGGGACTACTGTGACCTTCATGGTAGATACGCCGTACACCCCGGCGTACATCCGCAACGAATTTCTGTATGACCACCAGACGGGCAGCGGGGAGTTTACCCCCTGCACCATCTTCGGGTTCCGGGCTGAACCTGCACGGGTACCCATGTTTAGCGTTATGGCGGCTTGTGGGGCGCAATGGGCGAGGGTGCCTATCCATGCCCTTGTCAGCAAGCCATGCCCCCCAATGGCTTTAGAACTCGCCTGCTGGTGGGACTCCTTTAGCCGCCACGCCGAGGTGCGTGAAATGGAGTTTCTGCGGGGTCACCGTGTCCGCGCTAGAGGCAGGGACGGGGTATGGAGGCCGGGGGTCTACCTGTTCAGCATCTTCTGGCACAACGGGGGATGGTCGGAGGTCAGCGACCAGAGCAAAGACCACCACATTGTCCGGCTGGAGGCTGGGCCGCTCATCGCCTACCCCAACAACAAACTGCATTGGGTTGACCCGAGCCATTTGTCGGGCGACCCGCCGCGAGATTGGAAATCACCGTCACAGTCCTACAGCGTGGAGGCACTATGGTCAGATGGTTCGTCAACTGGTTCCGCAACCTAAAGGCACGCAGACACCACGAATGGAGCCGCGTCCCAAAGCCTAACTGGGCGTGCAGCCGAGGCTATCGGGATACTTGGTAGGGATTGATTCTGCTCACCTGTAGTTTAACTGGCAAAACTCCGGGTTTTGACCCCGGCAATCCTCGTTCGAACCGAGGCAGGTGATTAAACCCTACGCTCGAAGTGCGGCACATCCTTGAACGACTTCCAGAACCCACCCCATTGGTTCTTGGGGTTGAGGCTCTGCCAATACTCACCGACCGGAGTAAGCGCCGGGATGTCGTAGGTCAGTTTGCCGTCGCGGAAGAAATTCAAGTCGATGGCGCACCGCTTGAGGTGGATGCTGTTCATCGTCTTGGAGCGACCAGTCTTGACATAGATGGCTTGCTGTTCCGGGGTACGGGCAAGTTCACCGCCCGTCACGACGAAGCCCAGTTCAGTCGCTTTGTTAACGAGTTTGGCGACATCCAGCAGGAACGCTGCTTGTTCTGCTACGAGACTCACTTGATAGCCTCCTTGAGTGCGTCGGTCTTGTCCTTGCTCGACTGGCTGGAACCGAAGTAGTACGAAACGACCTGCGTAGCGACCGCAGACAGCACGCCCAAAATGTAGATGAGGATGTCCTTGCGGCTAGGGTCAATCGGGCTTGCTTGGAACAGCACGATGCCAAAGAGCGTGAAGGTGATGCCAAGCAAACCAAGCGCCAGAATCGGCGTGATGAGTTTGTTTAGCAGCGGTGCCTTGTCGGAGGTGACAATCTGCGTCTCGCGTACCCGCGCATCGTTGGTGTCCTTCAAGCGCATCTCAAGTTCAGCAAGGTCAAGTTTGTCCTCTTCCAGCCGCAACTTGAGCAGTTCTTCCTCATGCTCCATCTGGGCAATCTGAACCTTTGCCAAGTCCTCGCTGGACATATCCGGCTTCAGTTCAACGCCCAACTTCTCTTCGACGACCTTCTTGCCCTTTGCCAACACAGCGTTAGCAACGAGGTTAAGCCCGTTGCCAAGCAACGGCGTTAGGATGGCTTGTAGCGCGGCAGGTATCACTTTCCCGTCTCCTTTTGTTCAAGCAGTTTGACCCGCATCTGTAGGTCATAAATCTTGTCGAGCAATTCTTCCTTCTGACGCTGGCGGCGCTCTGCCGAGATGGGGCTGTCGGTCGGCACACCCTCCGGCGTGATAAGCGCAGGCATCTGACCCTCAATCTTGGTCAGACGGGTGCTGAAGGATGTGACCTGTCCCAGAAGCCATGCGATGCAGGCAATCAGGACGGGAACCAACATCTTCATTATCTCGCCGAAGTTCACAGAACTGGCCCCCTCTTCCTTCACTTAATGGACTCCAGCCACATCATCGTCACCGTGCCAAACGCGGTA